ACAAAGCTCACCAAATTCTTCCATTAATTTAATGAATTGTTTCTGTGGGGTAGAACCCTCAATCAAATTGCGATCTTCTGCCCATTGCTCGATGTTTTTGATAAGTTGTTGTAAGTCTGCCATTTTTATTTCTCCATATTACCTTGAGGAATATTCTCTATTTGAAACCATTCACCTCCGAAAATTCTTACCGCATCAATTTCTATACTTCGTTGCCACAATGTCCCGTCATTACACAATGCAATGATTGTTTCGATCTTTGCATATTCACACATTGTATTTGATGTGGCAATTTGAACAATTTTTCTCCCATGTTTCATTGAAACAGGTTTTATTGTTGGCTTTACTGGTTTCTGTTCACGTTTGTTCATGTTGTTTTCTCCTATTGGATTCGGTTGTTTTTATGAAAATCTTTGAGCTTTTGAAGGTTTCTTGGCACAGGGGAAAGCGACGTCATCATGTTTTGATTCCGTTTCACTAACTGCACATCGTTTTCGGTGAGTTCTATGGCTGTATATTTATCTATGGTTAGCCGTTTATACTTGAATAAATAGTCTAATTTTTGTGCGCTAAGGGGCGCGCAGATCGGTTGTGTCAGTAATTTGATCTTTTGCTCAAGAATTGATCGGTTACAGTTACTGACACAAGTCCAAGGCGCACTGCGTGCGCTATTGTTAGCGGTTGAGCTACGCTCAACCATAGATTCTGTGCGTTGTGCAAAATCTTGTGGGCGTTTTTTAATTTGCCATTTTTTGGTGCGTGAAATGACTTGTTTTAGACTGAATCTATTCGCTAAACCAATAATAGCTTTGCGTTGTTCACCATATTTATTAGCAGGTTTAGTTTCATAATCGAGCTTGATAGGTTGATCAGTACGTTTAGCAAGCGCACCGCCTTGAATTTCCATATAGGCGGCATAATCATTCGCTATGCCTGCTGCGGCTTGGGCTTTATTGATAATTTCATCATCGGCTTGACCGCTGATTAATCGGCGCAATTCGCGCCAAACAGAAATAGACGCGCCCCCGTAGAATTGGAACTGACGAATGCCCCAACGGCTCGCCCATGCACGAACGCGCAATGCGTTGTCGTGTAGGCTTAGTGTCTGGTCTTCGTCTGAGACTTCGCCAGCAAGGGCGAAACCGTCAATATTTTTCGCAATGTATTTGGCAATGTAAGCCGTTGCGCTGCCTTTTGTTTTATCGCATTCTTCCACCTTGCAGCGGTGTTCTGCTGCGCCTTTCTCATTGCCGTCTAACTCTAGGGCCTTTTGTTTAAATAATCGGATGACTTCTTCTTTATGTTCTGCTGGCACATAAGCTAGCGCATGCCAGTGTGGTGTGCCGTCTTTGTGCGGCTCTGCCACGCGCATACCATAAAATTTAATATCACGTTTCGATAATAAAGCGCGGAACTGTTGCCACACTTTATTCAGATAGTTTTGTGTCTCGCGCGGATTCACCCCCGACCATTTTTTATTGCCGTTTCCTGCGTGAAATGATGATGGCGCAGTAAGGGTTAAAAATAAGGCTTCATTGTTGTTTTCTTCTGCCCATTCCTCTAATCCGCGCAAACGCACCATCATTTCATTTCTGCGTAATGCGGGGTTGGATGATGATTTTAAGAACATATCGAAAAGCTCGACCTGTTCTTCTGGATTGTCGATGTTTTCAATAATCATCGCACGCAAGTAATCATGATTCTTGCGTTGTTGCAGTTGCCATTCTTGGAAACTTTGATTAGAGATATAACTGGCGGCATTGGCGCGCACCTCGCCACAGGCAATAGCGATATGCTCGACCATACGTTTTTGTATATCTCGCATTTGCTTAAACCACCATTTTTCGCAAGTTAAGCGAAGTAAGGTGCTGTCAATGTGTTCGGCTTTGATGCGTTTGTCGTTTTCGATTTTTTCCCAATGGGGAATTTTGAAACCCGTAGAAAGGGCGATTTCGCCACACCATTTATAGAGCTGATAGAAATAGCCTTGAATGTCGCCCTCGTTGTCGCTTTCAATGCCATTTTTTAAAAAGTGGGAGCAATCACATTGAAATCGAATAAATGCCGTTGCCATTTCATACGCCATTTTTTTCAATTTGCTTTCGGTGATTAAATAGAAAGGTAGTTGTTTTTGCTTTTGTTGGGTACCTAACAGTCGAAAATGAAAACCGCTGTAATGTAATTCGTTGTAGTGTTTGGCTAGTTCTTCACGGGTTGGCAGGGTGGAGAACTGTACGGCTTGTTGTATTTCATCTTTAACGGATAGCAACCATTGCGGGGTGTTGATGAACGCTTGCAAAAAATCTACGTTCACGTTGTACTGTGAAAAGACTTTTTGTAAACGCACATCTAAAACATCGCGTAAATAATCATTGGCGTGGCGGCGTTGTTTATTGCCGAGGGCAAATGCAATCGACCCATCATCTTTAACAGAACGATAGGCCTTAATATAAAGTTTACGGAAATATTCTCGCTGACGTTGACGTGGTAGGATTTCAAGTTTATTTTCGATAAACTCAAAATCAATGGGATTTGTGGCGAACAATTCTAACTGCGTCGGTGTATAAACACTATCATCAAACGGCAAAAAAGTGCGGTCAAATTTATGCCCATTTTCTGCGGCTTGATAACGTTCACAGGCAACCACCGCCATGTGTGCCTTTTGGGCACTGACGGTGTTGTCACGTTGCTGTTCCCACATTTGCATATTCATTTCGGCTTATTTATTATTAAAATTCATCTAAAATAAATTTAGATGAATTAAATTAATAGATATGGATAAAAAAGGGTTTATGCCTGCGCATAAGTAGCTTGAATTTCGGCGATGCGTGTTACTTCACTGTGAATGGCATGTAGCACGTTGCGCATATCTTCAAGAGTTTCTACTTTCTCATTCATCAATTCACAGTAAATCAGCTTGTCCAACAAGGAAGGTAAATCCTTACAGACTGCGCCGCCTTTGCGCTGATAAGTGCCGTTTTCATTGAGTTCAATTTTGTACAGGATATAAACGTGGTTTTCGTTCAGCTTAAGGGCATAACGTTCAGATAATTCAATAATGTGTTCTTGCATAAGATTTTCCTTAATGGGCAAATTTGGTGTAGTTGATCCAGTTGTCTCCCGCCGTAATATATTTGCTGAAATAATAATCGGCGGATTCTTCATCACCTTGGCGTTTTGCGTTGAGCCATTTTGCGTATAAATGACAGGCTTCTTTGTGCCAGCGATCAGCATATTTTTTGATAATGGTTCGGTTTTTCGTTGCCATTATTTCCCCCTTGTGTGTGGGTCGATATTGTAAAAATCACGACGGGTTAAAGCGCGCGGAAAAGGCGTGCGAAGTGCTGACATGGCGTGAAAGGCTTTGGTTAATTTATCAATCCCTTTTTCGTTGTAATGCCATAACTTATCGCCTGTCAGATCGGGCGAGATGTAATCTTCAAAAGGTTCAATATCTGCTAACGCTTTTAACATGCCTTTTTGCTCATCGGAAAGATGATTAAACGCGCGTTCAGTGGGATATTTACTCAAGCCCATTTCATGCAAGGTTTCTTCGCTATTTCTTGCTTTCGACATAGGTACACCGTTTAAACGATGCCATTTTTCTACCGCACTTTCGTTTTCAGACACATACATTGCCGCGCCCTCGCTTTTTTATTTACCTGTTTTGTTGTATGCTTGCCCTAAATTGAATAAACGATGACTTAATTTAAGGATTTCAGAAGATGAACGATCAGATGCAAAAAACGCTTCAAGATATGCAAGCACAGCTTTATCAACTTCAGTTACAGCAGGGGCTTCAAGAACGCGTGATTGGTTGCCTTTTGCGTGGACTTGCACGTCACTCTGATGTGATTGATGATGTAGAGAATGAGCTTCACGCGCTGATTGCTTCAGTGAAGCAAACAAATCCCGAATTGCTTGATGTTCTGCTCCCGTATATTGGGAAGTTGTCTCATCGTTATTAGCTTGTTTGCGTGGGCAGTTTTCACGCCATTTCGCAAAAATCGCCGAAAGCTGCTGATGATCTTGAGTGGTATCTCGCTCGGCTTCTACGGAATATTGAAGAATAGCGAAACGCTCTTGGATTTCTTCGTGGGTTAAATTGTGTTTCTCGCAATATTCTTGAAAGAAAAACGTGAGTGATGATTTAGTCATTGTCTTCCCCTTATAACTAAAATCTTTTTGGAAACTAACCGCACTTTTGTGCGGTTTTTTATTCTTGTTTTGCCGCCTGTTTGGCAATCGCGATTAAATTCACTAACACTGAACCTCTTTCCGCTTTTTTATCTGCAATAGGCAGTTCGCCTGCCGCTCTCATCTTTCGCACTTTGTCTAACGAAAGCCCAGTAAGCTCGGCATATTTCTTCAACGTGACATAAGGCGCATGGATCTGTACATTTATACAAATTGCATTTTGGCCGTTCATTGCTTAAACTCTCCCATTAGTAAATATTGGTATATATCTATATTGTGTCATTTGACACAATTATTATTGATCTGTGTTTATTGAGTTGTTAATAGGTGATTTTGTGTCAAATGAGTTAAATTTTGAAATGATCGGTGGAAAGGAAGTCATCAATCGAATAGTCAAGGCTTACGGATTTGCGAATAGAAAACTTCTTGCTGAACATTTAGGAATGCCACACAGCACCTTTGGCACGTGGGCTTCTAGGGGTTTTTTCCCTGCAGAATTAGTGATCCGTTGCGTGAAAGAAACGGGCGCAAGATTGGATTATGTGGCCTATGGAAATGAGCCGATTTTCGATAATTCAGACGACCTGAAATATTTTCATACAATAAAGCTAGAAAGCGGAAAATCTTTCATGATGGAAAATAAACCCTTTCTTTTGCCTTACTTACCGAATTTAGACAGCCGTGAAAGTTATGACAAAGTGTTTCGTATTGATGAAGACAATCACACCTACTTTGCCACTAGCGATTACGGCAATCTAGTGGATGGCGAGTACTTCGTCATCGTCGAAAACTCTCATCTTATCCGTTATATCACTGTGCTACCTGCAGGGAAAATCCGTGTAGATGGCGGCAAATTCAGTTTTGAATGTGAATTGAGTGATATTGATGTGGTTGGGAAGGTGATTCTTAAAATGGAGAAAATGTGATGAAAAAATTAATTTCAACAGTTTTAATTGCAAGCGCATTCTTTATGGTTGCCAATATGGCAGATGCACGTGGGCGTGAGCCTTGTTCTGGCAAGAAAGGCGGCGTTTCCCATTGTTCCGGTGGCAAATTTATTTGCAATGATGGTTCAGTTTCTCGTTCAAAACAGATTTGTAGAAGATAGTTTATGAAAGGCGTATGTTTTGGTGTTTGGCTAGGTGGCATTATAGCTTTTCATACTTTAGTTTCTGTTCTCTTTAGCCCTGAGTTTTCAAGTGTGGTTATTCTTCCTTTTTCGATTATCTTTGCCATTGGGTTGTATTGGTATGAAAAAAATAGAAAACTTGGTCGAGTACCTAATCTAAACAATATCCTTAATGAAAATCTAAATGATCAAAAATTTAAACTTGATAGCAATGGAAATTACAGAATACTCTCTACACCAAAATCGCAACATAGAATCTTAGTTAGATTAAATGGTTGGCAACGTCGCCAACAACTAAAACTTCAATACATTGCAATAAACGCCAATAAAGAATATTTCTTTTGTGGTGTAGATCAATTTGGCAATGAGATTCTTTTTAATTATAACGATCTGTCTTCACTAATTGGCTATGAAGGCAAAACTTATCACACTATTGATGATTTTGTTCGTGCCGCCTGTGGCAAATCTGCATTTTGGGCTTTTAATAAATTAAGAACTAAATATTTTGCTTATTTGGATAAGATGATTTGATAAATAGCCATAAACACATAAACTATAAATTAGTTTTATTAAGAGGTGTTTATAATGTTCTCACTTATTTTTTCTTTTCTTATTGTTTTATCTTTTTCTATTGGCGGATTTCTTGGTTTTTTATCTGGAAATGGAACGCTTTTTGTTAAATTAGATTTATCTTCTTGGATTAGTGCTTTAGCAACAGTGTTAGGTGCTTTGGCAACGATTTACGGGTTATCTATTGCTAAAAAAGGGTTAAATTCTTGGAAAAAACAATATGAACTTAATATTGAAGAAAAATTACTAGTTAGCATAAATCAACTTCTTATAGATACATATAACTTAATGTCAATGTTAAACAATACGGAATCTAATGATGATCATCACATAGATTTTTTCATTTTTAACAATTTGATAATGTCGGTGGCAAAATTAAAAGCTGCTTACCGGGTTTATCAAACAATAGCGAAATATATAGATGAAAAAGTATTTAATAAATTAGATGAACTTGAAAAGACTTTAATAGATATAAGAAATAGTTTATTAACTAAAAAGCTAAAAGATAGTATTAAGACGAAGGTAAAAGATAGTAGAAAAACCATTCAAGATATTGAACAATTAATAATTAATATAACCAATAAAAATAGTGTTCAAGATTTGGCGGATAAACTTTAGTTTATGGCAGTTCGCAAAGACACAAAAAACGGTAAATGGCTTGCGGAAGTGTATGTAAACGGCAAGCGATCACGCAAATGGTTTTTAACCAAAGGCGATGCGCTACGTTTTTATAATCAAGCCAAAGAACAAACGACAAGTTTGGTTGATTCTGTACAAGTTTTGGAATCAAGCGATTTGCCTGCGTTAAGTTTTTATGTGCAGGAATGGTTTGATTTGCACGGTAAAACGCTGTCAGACGGTGAGGCTCGTTTAGCCAAGCTGAAAAACTTATGCGCAAACTTGGGCGATCCACCTGCCAATGAATTTAACGCCGAAATCTTTGCCGACTACCGAAAACGCCGCCTTGATGGGGAATTTTCGGTAAATAAAAACAATCCCCCGAAAGAAGCCACAGTAAACCGTGAACACGCCTACTTGCGAGCAGTGTTTAACGAACTGAAATCATTACGCAAGTGGACGGCTGAAAATCCCCTTGATAGTGTGCGCTTATTTAAAGAACGAGAAACAGAATTAGCGTTTTTATATGAGCGGGATATTTATCGTTTATTAGCTGAGTGCGATAACTCCCGCAACCCTGATTTGGGCTTGATTGTGCGAATTTGTTTGGCAACTGGTGCACGTTGGAGTGAGGCAGAAACGCTGACCCAATCACAAGTTATGCCATATAAAATCACCTTCACGAACACAAAATCAAAGAAAAATAGAACCGTGCCTATCAGCAAAGAATTGTTCGATATGTTACCTAAGAAACGTGGGCGTTTATTTAATGATGCTTACGAATCCTTTGAAAATGCTGTTTTGCGTGCTGAAATTGAGTTACCCAAAGGGCAACTAACCCACGTTTTGCGCCATACGTTCGCCAGCCATTTTATGATGAACGGTGGGAATATTTTAGTGTTGAAAGAAATCCTAGGACATTCAACTATCGAAATGACAATGCGTTATGCGCACTTCGCCCCATCGCATTTAGAAAGTGCGGTCAAATTCAACCCGCTTTCTAATCCTGCACAGTAA